AAGTAACATTACCGAGAATGGCATATGAAATGAACGGTCTAAAGTATGATGCGACAAGAAAGCAAAATACTAATATACAAAACTTTTCACAATCTGGTTCAGTTACATCGGCACAATACATGCCAGTTCCATACAACTTTGATTTTTCTTTATATCTAATGGTGAGAAACCTTGAAGATGGTCATCAAATAATAGAACATATTTTACCATATTTTACCCCAGATTACACGATAAAAATTAACATGATTCCCGAAATGGGAATAGTTAAAGAAGTTCCCATCATTTTGAACAACACGGAATTTACGATTGATGATGATGGAGATAGAAATTCAGACACCAGAGTAATCATATGGACACTCAACTTTACACTTAAGGGGTTTATATTTGGTGCAGATTCACCCATAGGCTTAATAAGAACTTCAATAACAAACATATATAATAATATAACACCAACACAGAATATAGTTTTTAATGTGTCAACTGGTGGAATTGGAAACTTTACTGTTGGCGAAATTGTATACCAAGGACAATCTCCTTTGCTATCAACAGCGTCAGCTACTGTTGTTAATTGGAATTTATCAAATAAGCAACTTACCGTTACAAATGCTTTGGGTAATTTTATATCATCGTTGCCTATCATAAGTTCGGCCAGTAATGCAGAATGGTTGTTCAACTCATATAACATAATTCCAATAGAACTATCAAAAATTGTTATTACACCAAATCCATTGACTGCTAATGCAAATAGTTCATATACATACACAACTAAAATAACAGAATAACATTATGAGCAAATTTGATAAATCAATGGAAGATATCTTTGATATTGAGCCAACTAAAATAACATCATTAATTGTTCCACGTGAAACATTATCTGAAACATTATCATCCAATACTTCACTTGATCTAACAAAAGATTTGAGTGATGCATATGAACAGACTAAAGATAATCTACAGGAATTGATTGATAATGGTAAAGAAGCATTAGAAGATGTTCTTCGAATAGCCAAAGAATCAGAGAATCCTAAAGCATTTGAAGTTTACTCTGCAATGCTCAAGAACATTGTAGGTGCTAATAAAGAACTATTGGCAGTACAAAAACAAATGCGCGATATGGATAAGAATGCTAAAAATTCTGGTGGTACTACTATTGATAAAGCAATATTTGTGGGTTCTACATCAGAGTTGGCAAAATTGATTAAGGGTAATAAATAATGAAAAAATTCAAAGACTTCATCAACGAAAGTTCAACAGAATCCACAACGGGTTGGATTAATCACACAAACTTACTTGATCATATACATAAAAAAGCATTATCTAAGTTAGTAAGCCACGATTATCACAAATCCATTGAAAACCATAACATTTTACACAATGGAAACATTTTTTATAGACATAATAAAGATGAATTTGGAAGGCATTCTGTGGATGTGGCATCAAATGCAAAAGATAACGAGGGGACTACACATCATGCAACTTTTCACTTAAGCCCTTCCAATCAGAATATATCTCATGCTGAACTGAAAAATACAAAGAAAACTAATAATGGGAATGAAACTAAGAGAATTCGGTCACATGGATATGAAGGTGATAAATAATGGCACTACTTGATAAAAAAGACTCTTATAGAGACTCCCCACTCCTTAAGAGGGCTGGTGTAGAGTTGAATTATACTCAGGCACAAGTTGAAGAGTATATGAAATGTGCAAAAGACCCTGTATACTTTGCCATAAATTATATGCAGATTGTTAACGTCGATGAAGGGCTGATGCCATTTAAGATGTGGGACTTTCAAAAAGAGATGCTTAATGTTTTTAAAGACAATCGATTTGTTATAACTAAATGTCCTCGCCAAATCGGAAAATGTTTTTCTGTAAATACTCATATACGCTTGCGTAATAAAACGACAGGTGATATAATAGAAACATCTATAGGAGATTTTTATGACAGAGAAAAAGCTAACATACTACGAAAAGAACAAGGAAAAGGTTCTTAAACAACAGCAAGAAAAACGTAATGCAAAATATGAAGGAAAAATTGAAGGTGTTGACTACATAGCATGTAAAGAATGTGGATTCCATAGCTCGGAACTTGCCACGCACATCACCATAAAACATGGGATGACAATTGATGAATACAAACTTAAACACAATGTTGATTCAGTAAAAAGCCAATCATCCAGAGATAGAGTAAAAGGAAACAAAAATCCAGCATATCAACATGGTGGAACACTCAGTCCATATTCAAAGAAATTCATTTATGCAGATACAACTGATAGGGAAGAGGTATTTGCAAAAGTTAAAAAAACGAAGATCGACAATAATTCAGACCAAACGAAACTTAAATATTGGATTGAAAAGTGTGATGGGGATATTGCACTGGCAGAAGAACTATATAAAGATAGGCAAACAACATTCAATCTAGTAAAATGTATAGAGCGTCATGGTGAAGTTGAAGGTCAAAGGGTTTGGTTAGCAAGGCAAGAAAAGTGGCATAAATCATACAAGAAAAGTACATTTAGTAAAATTTCACAGGTATTGTTCTGGAATATTTCTGCACAATTAAAAGACCTATCCACCATTTTCTTTGCTCAACTTGGGGAAGATAAAAAGCCAGATTATTCGGGAGTGAATAATGAAGTTAGGCTTACATTAGATAAAGTAATACTTCCAGATTTTATAGATATTGAAAGTAAAAAGATTATTGAGTTTGATGGAACATATTGGCACGGTGAGGTTGGGCGGGGAAACAAGGAACGAGAATCTACACGGGATGAAATTCTTAGAAGTAATGGCTATAAAGTTCTTCACATAAAAGAATATGATTTTAAAAATGATAAACAAGGAACAATTGATAAATGTCTAAACTTTCTGAGACAATAGACCGAAAATTCATAGACTCCATTACACTAGATGATGAGTGGGAAATTGAATCTGATACTGGTTGGGTTCCTGTAACACACATACATAAAACAATTGAATATGTTGAATGGGAATTGTCAACATGTGATGGGCTTGATTTAGTCTGTGCAGATGATCATATAGTCTTTGATGATAAAATGAATGAAGTATATGTCAAAGATTTGATACCATACAAGTCTTATATTATGACAATCAATGGGATACAGATGGTCACTCATGTTAAAAAACTAGACAAATCTAGCAACATGTTTGACCTTACTGTGGATTCTGATGATCATAGAATGTACACCAATGGCATTCTATCACACAATACAACAACTTCGGTTGCATTTTTACTCTGGCTTACGCTATTCTCAGATTCTCAAAACGTAGCAGTTCTTGCCAATAAAGGATCATTAGCCAGAGATATTCTAGCTAAGTATCAATTAGCATACGAAAATTTACCACCTTGGTTGCAACAAGGCGTGGTGTCATGGAACAAAGGCTCTATCGAACTTGAAAATGGTTCTAAAATTTTAGCGTCATCAACATCATCGTCTGCAGTTCGCGGAGGATCATTCAATTGCGTTCTACTTGATGAGTTTGGTTTTGTTCCAGCCAACATCCAACACGAATTCTTCAACTCTGTATACCCAGTTATTTCTTCAGGTAAGACTACCAAAATTATCATTGTATCGACCCCTAACGGGATGAATTTGTTCTATAAGCTATGGATGGATGCCTTGGGTAAGAAAAACGGCTACAAGCCGTTCTCGATCCATTGGTCTATGGTTCCCGGACGTACCGAAGAGTGGCGTGAAGAAACCATTAAAAATACTAGCATAGAACAATTTAGACAAGAATTTGAGAGTCTTTCTTGTGATACTTTGATCAACATTAATGGAGAATCAATTCCTATAGGAACATTATATGAAAAGTTTTCTGAGGAAGAACATAATGTCTAACCTTCCTACTTCAATAGTCCTTAACCACAAAAAACTAAAAATAGAATCCCCAGAAGGCTTTGTTGACTTTCTGGGGGTCAATAAGATTACTAAAGACTCTTATATCCACTTAAAGTTTACAGACGGTACAGAACTAAAATGCTCAGAGGATCACCCTCTAATGACTATAGATGGTATAGTAAGGGCAAAGAATCTAAACAAAAAAATACTCATTGAAAATAAATTTGATGGGTGTTTTATCACGTCTAAGCGACACATAAAAAGAAAAATCCACCTTTATGATATTGTTAACTCTGGAACTAAACATTTATACTACTCAAATGGAATAGTATCACATAATTGTGAATTCCTTGGTTCCACAAATACACTAATTTCAGGTGAAAAACTTCAACAACTAGTGTACAATGAACCAGTATATGAACACGACAAAGTTAAGATTTTTGAACGTCCAATTAAAATGGACGACGCCAATCAAAAAGATCATATGTACTGCATGACTGTGGATGTATCTGAAGGAAAAAATTTAGATTCTTCTGCATTTTCTGTTTTTGATATTTCACAAATACCATATAAACAAGTAGCATCATACCACAGTTCTTCAATTTCTCCTGTATTATTTCCAACAATAATTTACAATGCCGCAAGATTGTATAATGACGCATTTATATTAGTAGAAATAAACAACACACCACAAGTTGCTGATACATTACATTCTGAGTTAGAGTATGAGAATCTTTGGAAAGTGTTTACAGGGAATAAAAAACCACAACAATTATCTGCTGGGTTTGCCAGAGGTGTTCAGCTTGGCGTGAAAATGTCTCCACAAGTTAAACGCATTGGCTGCTCAAATATGAAAATGATGGTTGAGTCCAATAAACTCATAATAAATGATTTTGATACCATATCGGAACTAACCACATTCATTGCAGATAAGAATTCATTTGCAGCAGAAGAGGGGTCAAATGACGATTTGGTGATGACACTGGTGTTATTCTCTTGGGCGTCTACACAAAAATACTTCAAAGAAATTGTTTCACTTGATATCAGAAAACAAATGCAACTTGAAGTGTTGAATCAAGTTGATGAAGATACATTGGTAGCGCCCATAATAGATAGCCCATATTCAGAGCACTTGGAACTTTTTGACGGGGATTTGTGGGATTCTACATCAGGTGGTGGTGTTTATGATGGTTTTTTTAGAGATATGATGAGAAATCTATAAAAATAATGTTCTATAAATACTCTCATGGTAACTAATACCAAATAACAGAATATTTCAAGGAGAAGACACAAATGGCTATTTCTCAACTATCTCCGGGAGTTGGCATAAACGAAGTGAATCTGACAACTATTGTCCCTTCCGTTTTAACTACTGCTGGTGCTTATGTCGGTCCCTTTGCTTGGGGACCAGTAAACTCTATAATCCCAACAAGCACAGAACAAGTAATGGTTTCTACTTTTGGAAAACCAAATAACACTAACGCAAACTCTTGGTTTACTGCAGCTTCATTTTTATCTTATGGAAATAACTTAAATTTGGTTCGTACAGCAAATAGCGCAACATATAATGCAACATCTTCTGGGACTGCAAACGTGCAAATTCAGAATGCACAAGCTTTTCAATATACATATTTACCATCTGGTTCTGCAAATACATTTGGTCCATTTGTTGCAAGATATCCCGGTATTCTTGGTAATTCCATAACTATTGCAGTTTTAGATGGCGGAGCGAATTCTGCACAATTCAGTAATTGGAGTGTTCCTGTTTTAAATTCTACTGGGTATCCATATGCTA